GCGGAGGACCCCATCCTTGCGGTCAGAAGTGTAGACAAGTTTAAAATCCTTCATATCCTCGGCGACAGTCTCTTGATTGAAGACTTCAGAGACCTCGTCGGAAACGCCGGAAACGTTGTCATCGCCATAGGTGCAGATGTATGCTTTCTCCCACATGTCAGTCAAGTCACGGGTGCGCTTGACATAGCACGCGGTCAAAGTGAACAATGAATACATTGAGTTGACGATGGTGGTGAGAGGATGGCCACTAGGCAAGGACTTGTGCCACTGCACTATGGCCTCCCGAATGCACCCACCACCAGTGAGATGGCGAGAATGCACAAGGTCAAGGAACAAAACCTCCCTGGCTAGCTGGTCCTCCGCAGAAGCACCGCCAACCTCGTACCACTTGTTGATGTACTTGAGACACATGGCGTGGATATCTGGCTGCTCAGAGGCATCAAAAGCCTTAAAGTCACCAGCAAAAACCTTGCCACCAGGCTTCAAAAGCCTGTGGGCCAAGTGCCCCCACTCGGAATGGTGGTTAATCCCAGGGGCCATCCCAACCTCAACATTGTGGATGTGAACAGAGCTAATAAAAGCCCCGAACATGATCCTGCACGCCAAGACATAGGGCAAAGGCGCCCCAGATATAGCGCGAGTCTGAACATCATCCACTTTCGCGCTGGTGCGCAGCTCGTCCTTCAGAAAATCCACAAAAATGTGGGGACGCCTGACACCCCGCCTGGCGTCATCAATGATGGCCTGAGCCTCAAGCAACACCTTGCGGGATGCTTCACTGGTAAGATCATAATCTTGGCCATCGCCAAAGATATCCTTCTTGCCCTTGGCAAACTCAAGGCACAAGGGATACCCACAAGAGGAAGAGCGATTAACACTCTTCAGCTTCAAGTGTGGCACCCCAAGCACTGACTCCTCCAAGGTGAGTAGCCGGCGCGTGCACTTGGCTGTCTTGAGCCAATGCTGCTTCATAGCCAAAGCCATGACAGCATCTGCGTTGGGAATGTCAGAAAGATGGACTGTGCTCATGTAATTGCTCATGGCCTTCACCATGGGCTCAATGACAACGCCATCTCGCACAACGGGGCTGAGAATGGCTGGCTTCATGGGGCAAGGCCCAAAGACCTCGCAGCCTGAAGGAATCAGCTTAGAGCGTGTGCTCTG